GCATGGGCATATTATGTCGGTGGTTCTTACGCTGTTAATGAAGATAATCGTTTTGAGTTATATGCAATAGGAGCCCCCCAAAGACATGGTCAGAATCTATATAAACAAAATATAGCGACCTATTCACAAGAGTTAGCAAGTGACATCGGATGGACACCACCTGTAACGGCAGAAGATGGTACGGTTACCGCTAACGGAGTTGGATATGACCCATCAGCTTTTGCTGAAGGTGAGAAGTTCGAAACAGAGAAAGGTAGATTCTTTAATCAGAATTGGGCACCTGTTTCTTCTGAATACAAAGGTCAGCAATATTGGTATATGTATGGAGCTAGAACTACTGATAGATATTCACCTGATTTCCTAAATGAAAGAGAAAATTTCTTTCATAAACCATTAGTCAATCTAAATCACTTTTTAACTATCAACGACAAAACAAGACTAAGTTCAGTATTGTATTGGAGTGGTGGTAGTGGTGGTGGAACTGGTACTTACGGAAGTGTTTCAAGAGCACCTGCTGTTGAAGGTAACGCTTGGTGGGGAAGTTCACCGTGGACATGGGATTGGGATTCCGAAATATCTGAGAATAGTAGTAATGTAGATACCGAGTTTCATGAAACAGAGAATCGTTCAACTGGTATTCTTCGTAATTCAATCAATAGACAGAACACATATGGATTGATTTCAAAGTTGAATTATGATATCAATGATGAAATTGAAGTTCAAGTTGGATTGGATTGGAGAACTGCTGGTATCGAACATGCTCGTGAGGTTCGTGATTTACTTGGTGGTGATTACTATGTAGATTTCGCCGATGATAACGCATCAGATGGTAAAGTCGTTAAGTTAGGTGATATTATCGCTTATCACAACGAGACTACCGTTGATTGGATTGGTGGATTCTTACAAGGTAAATACGAGGGTGAAAAACTCAACCTATATGGTATGGGTGGTCTATCTTCTATCAAGTATACATACGAAGACCATTTTGCAGCTAATTTTGATGAAGAAGGTAAAGAAGTTGATAATTTTGTATCAGCTCCTTCAATCAACACTTATCAAATAAAAGGTGGAGCATCATATAACTTAGACGACAGACTTTCAGCTTTCGTTAATAGTGGATATGTACAGAAACCACCAATCTTAGATAATGTGATTGACTACGATGGTAATGTATCTTCTAATCCTGATAATGAGAAATTTATTTCTAACGAAATTGGTGGTGAATATAGAAGTGAATTAGTAGCTATTAAAGGTAGTTACTACAATACTCAATGGAAGGACAGAAACCTTACTAAATCTGTATCAACAGGTCAAGGTTCATCAGGTGACACGGATATTATTTATCTAACTGGTGTAGACCAAAGTCATAGTGGTTTCGAGATAGAGTCAAAAGTAGCTCTTCATGAAATGGTTGAGTTAGACTTAGCTGTAAGTATAGGTAATTGGTTCTTTGATGGAGACGCAAAAGGTGATTACACAGAGTTAGAATACAATGATGATAACCAAGTCATCGGTCAAACCTCTACCGAATATCAATACGCACTTAATAACCTAATGGTTGGTGATATGCCACAGACATCATATGTTGGTGGATTAACATTTAAACCAATCAAAGGTTTGAGAGTACAAGGTCTTTACAGATATTACGCTGACCATTATTCTGATTGGAGTCCTGACGCGAGAGAAATCGAAGAAGGAGTTGCCGATAGAGCACAAGTATGGCAAGCACCAGATTATGGAAAGTTAGACCTACACTTTTCCTACGCTTTACCACAAATCGGAGGAATGGACATGACCATACATGGTCATTTATTTAACGCTCTTGATGATGTATATGTTCAAGACGCTGTGGATAATAGTAAGTACAATGGGTTTGGTGATAAACTTCACTTAGCTCACAACGCTGAAGTATTCTTGGGTACACCAAGAAGTTTCAACTTGGGACTTTCTGTTAATTTTTAAATAGTAGATATCTTGGGGGATTGAAATATATCCCCCTTTTTATCGCCAATAGGAGAGAAGTGATGACACCACTTAAAAAAACAAAATTAGATTATCTATGGTTGGATGGTTGTACACCAACACAAATAAGGTACAAAACAAAAGTTGTAAAAGATTTTGGTGGTTTAACTGAAGCACCAATATGGGGTTTTGATGGAAGTTCAACAGAACAGGCTGATGGTAGTAGTTCTGATTGTGTTTTAAAACCAGTAAGAGTTTACCCTAATCCATTTGAACAAGACGCAGCAATTGTATTGTGTGAGGTATGGAATGTAAACGATACATCACATGAATCAAATACAAGAAAATTATTAGAAGACACAATCAAAAGTGCAGGTGATATAGACGAATGGGTTGGTTTTGAACAAGAATACACATTGTATAAAAATGAAAAACCTTTAGGTTGGCCGAAAGATGGTGAGCCAGCTCCACAAGGAGATTATTATTGTGGAAGAAATATAGGTGAAAAGGTCTCAAGAGAACACTTAGATGCCTGTATTGATGCTGGTATTAGTATTTGTGGAACTAACGCGGAAGTTATGTTAGGACAATGGGAATACCAAATCGGTGCTGGTGGTTCATTACACATGAGTGATGATTTATGGGTTGCTAGATGGTTGTTAGAAAGAATTTGTGAAAATCATAATATATCAGTATCATTACACCCAAAACCAAAAGAGGGTGATTGGAATGGTGCAGGATGTCATACTAACTTCTCTACAAAGGAGATGAGGGAAGAAGGTGGATATGATAAAATCATAGATGCTTGTGAAAAATTATCTGAAAATCCAAAAGAACATATTAATTCTTATGGTATTGATAATGATAAAAGACTGACTGGTCTACATGAAACTTGTAGTATAACTGAGTTTCGTTATGGTGTTTCAGATAGAGGAGCATCAATTCGTATTCCATGGCAAGTAGAGCAAGATGGTAAAGGGTATTTAGAAGACAGAAGACCCGCTTCCAATTGTGACCCATATGTGGTATCACAGAAATTAGTGGAGACAATCTGCAAATAAATACTTGTTTTTTTAATAATTTATTCGTAAATTCCTGTATGAATAATTGGAGAAGTGCTTAATTGTATCAAAATATTTATTACGATAGTTCAAAAAGAAAAGTCCATATTTGGGATGATAAAAATGGTCATGTCATGGTTCCTTTTAAAAAATATGCTTATGTAAAGGATAGTTACGGAACTCATGTTTCGTTGTATGGTGACAGATTAAAGAAGATTTACCGATGGGATAAAAATGTCGAGGGATTATTTGAAAGTGATATTAATCCTGAGACAAGAACCCTTATCGATATGTATACCGATAGTGACGAACCCTCAACAGGTCATAAAATTATGATAATTGACATCGAGGTTGAAGTTACTGAAGGATTCCCCAATCCGATGAAAGCGGAAAACAAGATAACATCTATAGCGTGTCACGATAGTGAAAATGATGTTTACATTTGTTTTGTGTTGGATGAAGAACATAAACTCAAGCCACGAGAGTGGGGTAAGAATGAGGTGGTCAAATCTTTTTCAACCGAAGAAAATATGTTGAAAACATTTCTAAAGTATTACCTAAAGGTCAAACCTACAATTATAACTGGTTGGAACATAGATGGGTTTGATATTCCGTACCTATACAATAGAATATACAACACGATGGGAGAAGACATAGCTAATTGTCTTTCACCTATAAATCATATTTACTACAATAAATATCGTGAACGATACATGATAGCTGGTGTGAGTTGTTTAGATTATTTGGCACTATATAAAAATTTCACATTTAGTTCAAAACCATCTTATCGTTTGGATGACATTGGACAATCAGAAGTCGGTACTAATAAAATTTCATACGAGGGGACTTTGAATGACCTATATGAAAATCACTTGGAAAAGTTCATCGAGTACAACATTCACGATGTTAGGATAGTAAAGAAGTTAGATGATAAATTAGACTTTATAGATGTCGCTCGAGGTATTTGTCATGTAGGTCATGTTCCTTATGAAGATATAGAATATGACTCTCGATTTTTAGAAGGTGCTATTTTAGTATACTTGAAAAAACTTGGTGTGGTTGCTCCAAATAAACCTGAGAGGAACGAAGAAGGATTCAAACAGAAATTCACTGGAGCTTATGTTCAAGACCCACAAAGGGGTAAACATGATTGGGTTTACGATTTAGATATCACGAGTATGTATCCATCAATCATCATGAGTTTGAATATATCGCCCGAAACAAAATTAGGTAAAGTTATTGGTTGGAAACCACAAGAGTTCATAAGTAAGAAAAATAAAACTTATTCGATAGAAATGAATGGTAAGAAACAAGGTCAACTTACCGAAACTGAATTACAAGATTACTTTGATAAAAATAATGTGTCAATATCTAACAATGGTATATTGTATCGTACTGATAAAAAAGGTTTGATTCCGACACTACTATCAAGTTGGTTTGATAAGAGAAAAGAGTTTAGAAAACTGGCTAAAAAGTTTGGTGATGCTGGTGATGAAGAACAATATGGTTATTTTAATCGAAGACAACATATTCAAAAAATTGTTTTAAATTCAATGTATGGTGTATTGGGTTTACCTGTATTTAGATTTTATGATTTAGATAACGCCGAGGCCACAACAAAGACTGGTCAAGAGTTGATTAAGTTTACAAAAAAGATTGGGAATCACTTTTACAATAATGAATTAGGTACAGATAAAGATTATTGTATTTATATAGATACTGATTCTGTATTTTATTCAGCAGTTCCTTTGGTCAAACATAGATTTCCAAATACCGAACTAAGTGATGTTATGATGACTCAGAGGATTAATGAAATAGCTACAGAGGTTCAAGGATATTTGAACAATAGTTACAACTATTTCGCTAAAAAGTTTTGTAATCTTGATAAACATCGTTTTGAAATTAAACAAGAGATTGTAGCGAAAGCTGGTTTATTCATAGTTAAAAAACGATATGGAATGAAAATTATATCAGATAATGGAGTTCAAGTAAACAAAACTATGGTAAAAGGTTTGGATACGGTTCGTAGTAACTTCGCCCCAGCTTTTAGACAACTACTATCAGATGTTTTGGATGATATTTTGATGAGTGTTCCAAAAGATAAAATCGACCATAGGATATTGAGATTTAAAAAGAACATGAAATATAATCCGTTAGACGAAATATCATCTCCAACTGGTGTGAAAGGAATCCATAAGTATTTACAAAGAAACGATGAATCTACAACTGTATTTAGTGAGGTCAAAAAAGGTACACCAGTCCATGTGAAGGCCGCTATAAGTCACAATGATTTGGTAAAACATTTCAAACAAGATAACAAGTATGGATTTATAAACAATGGTGATAAAATTCGTTGGGTATATTTGAAAAATAATCCGTTGGGATTGAAGGTTGTAGCTTATAAAGGTTATGAAGACCCACCTGAAATTATGAAGTTTATCAGAGAAACTATGGATATAGATAAAATCTATGACCAAGCGATGACAAAGAAAATAGGGATGTTCTACGATAGTTTAGATTGGGGTAAACCAGTCGATAAGGAACAAACAATAGAAAGATTTTTTTAATTTTGAAAAATATTGTATATATGTATATACAGAAACATAGGAGAACGAAAAATGGAAAAGGCTAAATTAACTCGATTTATCGAAAAGTACCACCTTAGTGGTAATGTTAATGCCGTGGTTATTAATAGTCAGAACAAGAAATTATCAACTCGTTTTATCACAGGTGATAAAGCATTATTGGGTGAATTAAGTTGTGATGACTTTACTTTTGAAGATACGGAACTCGGAGTTTATGACACCGAACAACTTAGTAAATTACTTAGTGTTTTAAGTGATGATGTTTCTTACAATGTCGCTAAGACTGGTGATAAGGCTATAGCTCTTGAAGTTAACGACCAACATTCAAGTGTGAACTTTATGTTAAGTGATAAATCCGTAATCAATCAACCACCAGCTCTGAAACAAATGCCTGAGTTTCAGTTATCAATTAAAGTTGATAGACAATTTATCAATCGGTTCATAAGTGGAAAAGGTGCTCTAGCAGATACTGATACCTTTACGGTATTAAGTGACGGAACAGATACAAAAGTTGTCATAGGTTATGCTTCAATCAATACAAACAGAGTAACGATACCTGTTCAAACTACGACTTCTGAACAAATAAAAAATGTTAGTTTTAACGCTAATTTATTTCGAGATGTACTGAACGCTAACAAAGAATGTGAAAGTGCTACTCTTGAAGTTAGTGAGGGTGGACTTGCTAAAATAAACTTTAGTGTAGATGATTATGATGTAACTTACTACTTGGTAGCAGTTCAGGATGTCGATTAATCTTGAAAACTTTCCAAAGTTTAGTGAGGAACATTTTCACGATTGGGTAAATTACCTAACACCAATAGAAGAATATAAAGGATACCAACTCAAGAGAGACGATAGTTTCAATCTTGGTGGTGTATCAGGTGGTAAGGTTAGACAATGTGCTAAACTTGTTTATGATAATTTAGACCACATCAAGAAAAATTGTAATGGTGGGATACTTACGGCAGCAGGTATTCCATCACCACAATCTTGTATTACAAGTGCTGTAGCAAAATACTTTGGATTGAAATGTATCATAACAATTCCATACTATCCTGACCATATCAGAGATAGTTACAGAATAAATGCTTCCTTATCACAAAAATTTGGTGCTAAAGTTTATGGTGTAGGTAATCCAAATATATCAGGTCCTGAGTTAGATGCTAAAAAGTTGGTTGTAGAAACTGGTTATTTTCAAATAAAGTTTGGGATGAATGGATTTCAAGTAATGAATACGGTAGCCCAACAAGTAAAGAATATACCTGATGAAGTAGAGACCATAGTAGGAATAGCTGGTAGTGGATTATCTATGTTAGGTGTTGCCATGGGATGTAAAATTTGGAACAAGAATGTCAAAACAATACATCCTGTAGCACTGAGTGATTATGTAAACAAGAATAAAAAAACATCTTATGATAAATTACCACCAAAATACAAATTTGATGGTGACTTTAAAGTTGTACAAAGTTATTATCCATACCAATACAAATTAAAGTTGGATGAGGATATAGACCTTGACCAAACTTACGAAGCAAAAGCTTGGGATTGGATGGTGAAGAATATTGAACCTTCAAATAAAGTATTATTTTGGGATGTCGGTATCAAAGAATATGACTTAGATTATATTGAACCGATAAAATGGCATAAAAGTGAATATGAAAAAATCATCGACAGAGAATATAGAAGAAAACATAAACAAATCGAACACGACTTTTTCTAAAGCTTGGTTAGAAAAAAAGATAATGTGTGGTTTATGTAACTTCGGTTGTTGTAATCACAATTCCTTTCATGTAGAGATTACAGAAGAGGAACAAGAAAAGTATAGAAAAAAGTTTGGATTAGATTTAGAACTTGAATGGTCACAAAATGGTTGTTGTGATTTATTGAGTAAGGATGGTTCCGGCTGTAGTTTAGGTGATGAAAGGCCTGTCTTCTGTAAGATGTATCCATTAGAACCGAATAAAACTGGTAGGATAGTGTTGGGTAATTGGGCATACTTACACTGCCCTAAACCTCAAGATTATGAATTGGATAGAATAGAAAATGGTAAATATTATTACAAATTAATTAAACCACACAAGAATAAAAGGGATGAATTGATATTGGATGACGATATACAAAATATTGTCAAGGAGATTTGGAGACAATCTAAGGAGGCACTTGTTCAAACACACGGAGAGGAATTTTACCAAAGAATAAGAATAGAAATGAAACAGACTATAGACCATGAATTTTTTTAAAGAGTATAAAAGTTTAGTGAAAAAATGGCTCGGTTTAGTAAAAAGAGACATGGATGAAATTATGTCTTTAGAGAGAACATGGACTTTTCCATCTGATGAAGAGCCTGATATATATAAAAATTGGGTTATGAATACTCAAGGTTTTAGGTCTGATGAGTTTGAAGGTGATGGAATTATTTTTTTAGGTTGTTCTTTTACAGAAGGTTATGGTTTAGAAACACATGAAACATGGCCGTGGATAGTTGGTGATTACTTTAATCTTAAAGTTTGGAATCTTGCTCAAACAGGTGAAGGAGATGATGTAGCGTTTTTAAATTTGACAAAGTGGATACATTTGAAACCTAAGGCTGTTTGTTTTTTAATGACACCACCTGCTAGATGGTTTTGGTTTGACAGACCAAATGATGAAGATTTTTACTTATGGAAAATGAACATTGATAATGATTCATTTTTGAGAGGTTTATTTAAAAATAGACCTAAGTATGATTGGTTATTCAATACAAAAAATATATATGTAAATTGTTTAAAAAATATACTTGCTATGAAATCAATATGTGACCTTCATAATATTCCATTTATAACTCAAAGACCAGGTATGTTTCATAGTGATGGTTGGTTAGATGTTTCCAAGAATGGACATCCTGGCCGAAAGACACAAAAAATATTTTCAAAATACTATATAGAGGAATTGAAAAAATGTATATAGATTACTTTGATAAATTTTACAACATGGAACCCTATCTTGAGATTGATGAAAAAGATTGGGAATACATTAAGGAGACATTCGATAAGGAAGATGTTAAGGAAAGTCTTGCCAAAGTGGCTATGACATATCCATTACCATATCCAAACCTTACAGAGAAATCAGCTTACAAGGACTTTATGAAACTAAAGGGTATGAAGTGGAATGAGATTATGGTTGAGGGTGATTGGTATGCCAGAGAAGGAACACAATACACATACGATTTAAAATACGATGGTAAACCATTATATTTTAGAAGATTAAATGCTGGTAACACAGCTAGTAACTATTTTCAAATACAAAATAGGTGGAGTGTTGATGGTTCGGTTTCACCCGGCCCAAAAAGGACTTGGGAAAATGAGAAGTTCATGACAACACTCATGGGTAGTGCTTACTCGTTGAAGATGCCCAAGATTACCAAAAATATATTAAGAACCATGATTGGTTTGAGAAAATACATCTGTAGTCAATTCAAACCTAATGTTGCCAAGATAATTTACGATATGTTCAAGTCTGAAAATATACTTGATTTTTCGATGGGTTGGGGTGATAGACTTGCTGGATTCTACGCAAGTGAACATGGTAAACATTATGTTGGTTTAGACCCAAGAAAGGAAAACTTTCCAATATACATCGAACAATCAGACTTCTATTCTAAACATTTAGGATTCTTCGAACATAAAAGAAAGGTTGATTTTCATTGTAGTCCAGCCGAGGACTTCGATTTTGAATGTTATGAGGAACACTTTGATTTGGTGTTCACGAGTCCACCATACTTTAGTGTAGAGCGTTATAGTTATGATGATACACAAAGTTGGGTAAGATATAAGGACATAGATGATTGGAACAAAGATTTCCTACACACGACCTTGGGTAACCTATGGAAAAGTATCAAACCTGGCGGACATTTATTGGTAAATATTAGTGATGTCTATTCAAACGCAAAATGGAGTACCGATAGAGGTTGGTTGGAGATTTGTAATCCCATGAATGACTATCTATCCAAACTTGGAACATACGAAGGTTGTATTGGAATGGAAATGGCCAAACGACCTAATAGTGGTGGTGCTGGAACAGCAAAAAGTTACGAGGGTTCAGTATGGACAGAGAAGTCACTTGAAAATAAGGAAGATAAGAAGTTTGGTGAACCGATTTGGATTTGGAAAAAATGAGAAAATATGTAATTTACAATCAAGAATCTAAATTGAGTGTAGAATCAGCACAGAAATGTATTGAAGTCGCCAAAAATATTGGAAAGATTGATGTAGAAATGTGGAATGGGATAAGTCGGTACGATAGTAAAGAAAAAGTTCAAGAGTATGATTTAAGTCTTGACAAAACATTTCTACACCTCAAAGATGATATTCGTAATTGGACTCAACATTCTTTTGAAGATAGTGTTGTGGGTTGTTTCTTAAGTCACTATTCATTATGGAAGGAATCTATTAGGACAAACGAAAGAATACTGATTTTAGAACATGATGCTTTATTTACCAAAAAATTTGAAGATTTTATTTTTGAAGGAGTTTTAAATTTGGGTAAACCCATATTTGGAAATGATGATTGGAAGAATCTTGATGAAGGTTTGAACATTAGAAAACCAAAATTAAGAGGTAGTAATGATTTATATTGGTGGGGTTCTTACTTACATGGGGCACACTCCTATATTGTTACACCTAAAGTATCTGAAATGTTAGTAAGGTACTCACATAGAAAGGGAATATCCCCAACGGATACATTTATTAAGTCAATTTATTTTCCTATAGCGGACTTAATACCTTTTTGTACGAGACAGAATATAGAATCAAATTTTACATTGATACAAAAACCCGCACTACAAGGACAACAACCATCTGTTGATGATGAAGAAATATCAAAATATGGAGATGATGCGTGGAAATAAAAAAATACTTTGAAAAATTCTACAACATGAAACCTTATCTATACATTGATGAAAAGGAATGGAAACATATAATCGATACCTATGAAAAAGATGATGTCATCGAAGAATTATCCAAAGCACTCCACACATACCCATGTCCGATACCTGAGATATCCGACAAAGATACTTTGAAAAGTCTAAACAAACTAAAAGGTGTTAAGTGGCCTGATTTACTAATTGAAGGAAAATGGTTTCCAAGAAACGAAAGGGATACCAAATATGAACTTACACCAAAATATTTTAAACGAGATAATAAAGGGAATAATGCTTCCAATCCGTTTCATATAGAGACGAGGTGGAAGGTGGATTGGACAAGGATGCCAAGTGGATGGAAAACATGGCAGACTGTCAAGGGAATAAAAACTATTGTGAGAGCCTTCTATACTTTAGATAAGGTGTTATTAAAGGTCGATTTACAATCCATACGGATGGCGACTACATTAAGAAAGTATGTGGCATCACAATTTAAACCAAGTATAGCAAAGGCATTTTATGACTATTTTAGAAGTGTTAATGTACTCG